TAGATCCGGCAAAAATACCCGAACCAGTGGTCATTTTTTCAAATGCCTTAGCAACCTCATCGGCCGATATTTTCCCTTGTGCTCTCAAATCTTTTAATTGAGATTCAGCAACACCTAATGATTCAGCTAATGCCGGACCGATATTTATCCCACGCTCGATTAGCTGGTTGAACCTTTCCGAACTGAGTTTGGTTTCTGCTTGAATTTGCCCAAAGATGGTAGCTAGCTCACCAATATCGGAACCAGTCGCTGCCGCTGCTTCGCCTAATTGTTTTAATTGGGTTACTGATTCATCGGTGCCGGAACCAAAAGCAAGTAAGGTTCTATTGGCCTTAGCCAAGTCCTCTAATTGGAAAGGTGTTGACGCGGAAAACTCGGCTAATTTTTCTATCTGCTCAGCCGCTGACTCGGCGCTACCGGTAAACGATATAAAAGAGGTTTCTAAGTCCTCTATCTTTATCGCTTCACCAATCGCAAAACTAAAACCAGCGCCTAGAGCCGCAACGGCTGCTGTCGCGCCTGCTATAGCTACAGCCGAACCCTTAAAAGAGCTAGAAATACTTTTGCTAGTTTTCTTAGCATTTTTACCAGTATCTTTTAGCTCTTTGTTTATTTTATTTAGTTCTTTTTTAGCTTTCTTAGCTTCAACTTCCAGGGAAATATCGACATCAGCCATTAGGAACTCCTTTTGTTCACATGCTCGACATAGCTTTGATGAATCATATACATCTTTTCTATGTCGATTTTAGAAAACTGATCTAGAGAAACATTGATACCAAGGGCTTTGGTACGATTAACGATGCTATAGAGTTCTAGAGCATCGCTTACCAATATTATATCCTCATCAGTCAAACCGTGAAACGTTGGAAATCCTATTGCTAAGTTTATGCCAACGTCTTCTAAGACTTTTTTTCCTCTGGGGTTACTCCAGCCTTGAAAATATCAAGAGCAATACTAGAAAGGTCATCGGATAGGCTTAAATCATTTAGGCAAGATTCCCATGAGGTATGCTTACCCTCTACCTTTGTTATAAGGTTAGAACAATTATTTAAAACCGCACCGATTGCCATAAAACCTGAAAAATCATCGCTACCCATTTTACAATGATGCTTCATCATAAAATGTTCAGCTACATTGGGGTAACGATAGCTTATTTCAGTTCCGTCATTGCACTTATATGTTTTCATACAAAGTCCTATAGTTGGGTAATGTAAACGTCCTCTAGTCCGTCCGTACCCACGATAGCAGTCCCTGCGAAGTCTTCAACAATATAACCGTCATTATCTACAATATTTTTAGTTGTGATAGAAACCTCAGGGCAGAAAACGCATGTAACCGTTCCAGCGTCCCAGTTACCAGCGGTTTTAGATCCTGTCACAAATGCAAGTGATATTGTTTGATTTTTAAGCATCTTGTAAGTACGACTAGCATCATGCTTGGAAAACTTCAGAGTACCTGTAACAGTAACCTCTCTAGAGAGAATAACCGACTCGTCAACACCTGATTCCGCGCACCAGTTATTTACATCTGTTTTAGGCGTGGATACAGCAATGTTAAAAGCCTGGCCACCGAAACAAATGTAATCGTCATAGTTACCAAGAATAAGCATGTTATCTTTGACGACTCTAGGGTCGGCATCATCATAGCTAGGTGTAACAGGTGGATCATAGGTTAAGGCATTGTCACCCTCATAAGTTAAGGCACCAGTATCATCTGCATGAGTAAAACCGATTGTCGTGTCAATGGAATTAGCATTGTTAGTACCAGTGAGCCAAAGTAGGCTTAGTACTGAACCGTCACTAGCAATAGTGAATTTTCCAGTCGATTTGCTAAAGGTACATGTAATAACATCGTCACCACTGCCAACACTTGCAGCCGTCATTTTAGAGGCTATTTCATCAGCCAAGTGATAAGGGGTTTGATAGACATCCTCATCGATGATGGCTGCAACGGTTCCAGTCGAGTCAGTAAAATCGATATATTTATTTGTCGCTTCGATTCTAATTGGGTTTTCACTAAAATTAATTCCAGCAATTTCAAAACTAGCCGTGGCTAAATCGTTAGCCGGATAATCTAGAGTCATGCTAGTAGTTCTAACGCCGCCATGAGCCACGTGATAAGCACTACTAGAACTTGCTTGATATTCATGAGCCGAAAGTGTTGGATGCCCAGAATTTAGGGTTTGGAAAAACGTAGCCTTTCCTAAACCAATTCCAGAGGCTGGAGCATTAGCAAGGTTAAAGCCTAGCGTTACCTCATCAGGTGAAGCAGATTCATCTAATGACCAAATGGGCCGAACTGCATAGCCATTAGTGCCATCTTTAATAAGGACGGCCTGACCGACTTTAAATTCTCCGGTAGCTATATCACCATCGGCTACCTTAATCACCGCACGGGCCGCGCTTGTGCCAGCTGTAGAACCGGCAGCGGTATTGACTTCTGTAGCATGCGTTTCAACACCGCCAAGGCAAGCCTCAAATAATGGAGCTGACTCTGGTGCAGTTCCCTCGACTCCACTAGTTTTAAGATAAAGATTTATAGAACCTGTAGGAGCTTCTTTTGTTACAAATGCTTTTGACGCGCCTAGAGTATTCCTAACCTCATCTGATTGAGTGCTTTCCACTCCACTAGTTAGAGCGGAATCGGCTCGAACATAAATAAAATCATCGGCTACAGGATCGACCAACTCGCCTTCGGTAGTCTCTTTTTTAACTGCTATTACTTTTGATTTTGAGCTAAACGCCATATTTAAAACCCCTATTAAAATGTTTCTCTATATCTAACTCTTAAACTTAGTGCGGTTGTGATTATTTGTTCTTCGTCTTCTTCAATTAAATATTGTATGCCAGTATCACCATCTGGGATACTGTCAAAAGCGTTACCACCCAATAAAATATCTGATTGAAGCGCTATAAGGACAAGGTGCATGTCTTCCATTAGTGCTGACTCTAAACCGCCTCGATAGCTTTCATCATTATTGGGAACGTAGGTATTAGTCAGCCTAATATCATATTGCCTAGTGACAAGCAGTTCACCTTGACAAAAGTTTTGAGTATCATTTTCACTTGGCCCATAGCTAATAGCGAACCCCTTTTCTAAAAAGGTATTAGCGTTATCTTGGGTAGCAAGGTTATCAGGTAGCTCCAAATAAGCAGATGGCAAAGCCGTGTTTACCAAAGTATCTAGATAATTTTTAATGTCCGTAACCTTCGACATGACTACCTACTCATGAAAATTGTAGAAACTTTACGCTCAATCGGATCAAGCTGAGCATCACCGTTTACATCGACTTTCCACTGTTTTTTATCCATGGAATGTGAATATTTTTCTTCAGCATCTGCTAGCTGTTTAGGGTTTCGGTTAGCTCCTAATCCCCGAAAGATAAGGGACGCGCATTTGTGAATCGCAGGATTTTTGAGGGTAGCAATGTCTAGAACCTGGTTTCGATCCCATATAATCCTACGGCTAATTAAATCCTCGATAACCTCGTCAGAGGCTGCAAATAATTGCTCATCCCAATCGGTTTTGCCAGAATCCCAACTTGTCTTTAAGCTTGTACTGTCAAAAACTGGATATTTTGCATAAAGGCTAGTTTCACTAGCAAACTTTTGACCTACATATTTTAAATCAAACGATACGTTGGCATCATATGATACTCGCATCCAATACTTGTTATAAGTTAATGGAGCGCTAGCAAGTTCGGTTATATCATCGCTATCTTGCTCAATGTCCCAACCAAAATCACGATTAGGTGTAAATTCCAAATTACCGCTAGCTGCCATAGGAGTACCACTAGAGTCGGTGCGGTCTAAAATATCAACCGCCGCCTTCCAGTCGTTAGCGTACCAAATTTCTATTGTAGGTGTTGCGGCTGTTACGTTTGCCGATGAAACTTCAAACCACCTGTGATTAAAAGGAAGCGATGTTCCTACATACAAATAATCAACATCCGCATTTAACGACACGGTAGCGGTTCTACTATCAAACTCAGCGGTATCAAGGGTTAGGTCGGTCACACTTCCAACCGCTGGGACTAAATATATTCTTTGATCGTTTGTACTAATCATTTTTTTAATCCTCTAGCCATGTAATAGACACTGCCGCATCTGTGCTGCCGGACGTTGTTCTAACTGCGATTGTAATTGTATCACCTGGAATTAAATGTATGTCGTAGTCTACCAAAATTGCTGACGTGTTAGCGGTTTTTCCTAAAACACCTGCTAAAATTAATTGGCTATTTGAGCCTACAGTCGCAGTCGTCCCTGCCGTATCATATTCCGCTATAGAGTTATTTTCGTCTTCATATTGCCAATTAGGTTCACCGCCTAAAACAGCATTTAAAATAACCCGATATTGAGAAATTTTAGTACCATCAACAGCCAC